AATACTAGACCCCGATCACGTCATCCCGGATACATCACGCGTCACTCACGTGATGTATCAATGGGCCTTCATTCTTTCCTCCTTATTGGGCCAAGCCCAATATAATCCTTCTCCATATAGCTTCGCAGAGTAAACTAAAACAATAACAATAACCCAATTGTTATATTATTAATACCAAATGTATCCTCTTTACATTTATAATGGGTTCTTTAACCCAATTAATTACAATTCAACCTAACAAATATCATAATACCTATTATGATATTAATTACACATAATAATGTAATATTACAATATTACATTTAATAATACACTTTAACAACATATTTACCAGTATCTATATGTTCTTGCAACCCAGGTGCTTCTGGTTTCTTCTTCTTCTTGTCCCATACTTGTTCTTCCAAACAAGCTTTGCAGTCTTCAACCCTGATATCATATATGGTCTTCTTCTTCAACACCCATCTACATGGGGCTTCAACAGGCATCTTTGGATAGGCTTTAACTCTTCTTCCATGGAATTTACAAAATTCCCCAAGCATATCTTCATTACGACGAAGATATTGATGATATTCATCCCAGAACTTATCTTGCTCTTCTTTCATTTGATGAAAATTTTGAAATGAATTCATTTCAAATACCACAAGCTTACTGGGATGAATAATCTCCAGAGGAGGAGAGAGAACCCAGTTCTAGAGAGAGAAAAACAATTGAATTATGAAATTCAATTCCTCCAACGCTCCTTTTATAGACCTGTTAAAGTAGTGTGAACAGGTCTTTCTTATTACGCGTACTGAGTACGCTCCATTAAAGTTATTCCACCTTTGCTTCCACTCGAAGCAATGTATAGTGGATGACAACTGTCATCCATTACTTTCTTATTTTTTATTATCCTTAAAGCATTTAAGTGGTCCCCATTCCTTGTTCTGTTTTAAAAACCTCATGTGACACTCACGTGATGTTCCCGTCCCGTGATCGGGGGT